GCAGCTGCCGGCCCCAGCGCCTTTGCACCGTAGGCCCGGGCCAGGATCGCCGCGTAGGTGGCCATGGCCGACGGATCCATCGCCCACGGAGTGCGCAGGCAGTAGGCGAGGAAATACGGGAGCTTCATGGGGTGTCCTTCAGGGCAAGATCGGCCAGCGACGCGGCCAGTTCGTTCTCGGTGAAGCCGGACAGGTCCAGCTGCAGGAAGCCTTCGGCGGTGGCCTCGTCGACAGCCAGCGCATCGGCCAGTACCTCGGGCGACACCGACTGCCCGGCGGCCAGGCGGCGCGCCATGCGCTGCGCGTTCCCGGTGATGACCTGGCGCCAGCGGGCTGCCACGGCCGCACCGGCTGCACGGGCGTTTTGCTGGCGGTCGTTCGGCGGGGTCTGATCCTGGCCAGCGCCGCCGGGTGCCTGCGCCGGCCCTCGTTCGCCGCTGGCGTCGACCCGGACCATGTTCACCGGGCGCAGCGTGTGGTTCAGCCACGCCAGCGGCTGATCGCCCTCGCGCTCGCGCACCTCGTTGGGCGTCATGCTGCCCCACTGGGTGCGGCTGGCGTAGTAGGCGGACCGCGCCGCGGCATCGCCGCGCATCATGCGATCCATGTCGAACTCTGGTTCCAGCAGGTCGTCAGCGCCCGGCAGGCCCTGGCCCAGCAGCTGGAACTCGATGCTGGCTTCCCACAGCTCAGCGTAGGGCAGCATGGTGTCGGTCCAGAACTCGATCGACTGATGCTCGATGTTGTTGTTCGTGGCCCGGGAAAGGTCGCCGATCTTGTGCAGCGGCACGCGGAACAGGCGCGCCACGTCGGCCACTTTCAGGCCACGGCCCTCGATGAACTGGGCGTCGGAGTTCTTGAGCCCCAGCTCGTGGTACTTCATGCCGCTTTCGAGCACGGCCACCTTGCCACGGTTGGCGCCACCCTGCAGGCGCTGCCAGCTCTCGCGCCACTTGCGCTTCGTCTCGTCGTCCTTCCACTTGCCCGGGTTCTCGATCCAGCCTGGCGGGCGGGCGTCGTTGCCGAAGAAGCGCGCCGAGTAGGTCTGCATGGCCAGCCCTTCGCCGATGGACTCGCGGCCCACCTCGATCGGGCTCAAGCCCATGATGCCGTCGTCGCTCAGCCCGCGCAGGTGCCAGATTTCGCCGCGGGTGTAGTAGACCCTGCGGCCGTCCTGTGTCGTGTAGGCGTAGCGGTAGTCGCGCCCGCCGTCGACCATCTCCACCGCCATGCGGTCAGGGTGCAGGGGCAGCAGCTCAGTGATCTCGCCGCGGCTGTTGCCGTCGATCTGGCAGTAGGCGTTGCCGCGCATGGCCACATGGCCCTGCAGCATCAGCCGCCACTCGTAGGGGTTCTGGAACCGGTTCGGGCGCTTGGCCATCAGCCGGTACAGCCAGTGCATCCGCTCCACGGCCCGCGTGTTGCCGTCCGGCCGGTTGCGGAAGAGCTGGAATGGCATCACGGCAAAGGACTCGGCCAGCACCTTGACGCACGAATACACCGCCGTCAGCGCCATCGCCTCCCTCGGGCCCACGTGCACACCCGCGGCTGTGCGCGGCTGCAGCGGCATGAACCAGAAGTCGCTGCCGGGCCCGCGGTCGGCCGTGCCGGCGCTCGCCGACAGCTTGGTGATGAACATCAGGCGGCCTCACCAGTCACGGCTGCCTTGGCCTTGGCCTTGGCGCCATCGTGCAGGCCGGCCAGGTAGGCCGACGCCAGCGTCAGCACCAGCAGCAGCGCACCGGCGATGGCAATGCCCCAGCCAGGGTGGATGACCACGCCGCCAGCCAGCACCATCAGCCAGCCCAGCAGCAGACAAAGGTTGAAGAGTTTCACGTCCATCGCATTCCCCAGCTGGCGTCAGGCGGCCAGCACCTCTTCATCGGTGCACACGTCGGGCTCGGGGGCCAGGGCCATGAGGGCAGCCGCGTTGAACAGCGACACCAGCAAGTCGATCTTGCAGGCGCCAGCGGCTTGTTTGGTGACGATCACAGCGTTGCCGCGGGCTTCCACCTTGGCATTTCCGACCGTCCACGCCATCACCGGCTGGCCGCAGTGGGCAAACTTGCCCTCGACCAGCCGCCTGGCAACGGTGTTGATCGTGCCGCTCAGCTTGTAGCCCTGCGGGATGCCGACGATGCGGTCCTTGCCTTCGGCGTCCTTGTCGATGCCGATTTCGATCAGCGCAGCCTCGATGTCGCTGATCCCGATGGGGTCCACGCCAACCTGTGTCAGCAGGCCGCTTTCGTCCAGCTCGCGCGCAACCTCGACGACACCATCGATGTCCTGGCCGATGCGCTCCACCAACACCAGGTCGCCCTGGGTCATGAAGTCAGCCCACCGCGCCGCCTCAACCTTGCGCCGCTCCATTGCCACCGGGTGCACCCACGCCCTGCCCCAGTGCAGCCAGCAGCCCGTGTCGCGGTCGCGGCCAAGCGCTGAAGCGGCCAGCCAGTCGTCCAGGCCGCCGCCGTCGATGCCCATCGTGATCACGTCGCTGCGCTCGATCAGCTCTGGCAGCGAAGCCACTCGGGCCGCGCCCTGCCAGTGGTCTGCCCCGGGCCAGCGGCCAGCCATCAGGCGCAGCCCGATCTGGATGTTCAGGTGCTTCGCCAGGAACTGCTGGAACGCTCCGTCGGTGCGCGACTCCAGCTTGCGCAGCTGGTCCTGCAGCCACTGGCTGCTGACCGATCGGCCCAGGTTCGGGTTCGTGATGTGGAAGTTGGCCGGGTCCATGTAGGCCTTGGCCTCGATCATGGCCTCCGGGAACTCGTACAGCACGCCCAGCGACCTGGGGTCCAGGATCTTGCCGTCGCGCACGCTGCGGAAGTAGTCCAGCTTTTCCTTGAACACGCCAGCCGGCGCCTCGTCCGACTGCGTGGTCAGGAAGATCACCCAGCCTTCATCGCGCGACACCTGGCCGCCCAGCGCCTCCAGAAACATCGCCTCGGCGCCGGCGCGCTTGCCGAACAGCCAGTGCTCGTCGACCAGCACCTTGCCAGACTTCTTGCCGGAGACCGTCTCCGACTCGGCCGCCACCACCTTCAGGCTGTTGCGCGTCACGCGGTGCGTGATCGTGCGCACATGGTCCTGCACGTGGAACATCGCCGCCAGCTCTTCATCGGCTCGGACCATGGCGGCGGCCGGCTTGAACGAGTTGCCCGCGACCTCAACGGTCGGCGCCAGGATCAAGTGCTCCTCTTCCTCGCGCCAGCACAGGATCAGCGCCGTCAGCATGATCCCGGCGGCGATGGTCGATTTCGTGTTCTTCTTGCTGATCAGCAGGTAGAACTCGCGGACCAGTTGCTGGCCGGTCTCGCTGTCATAGGCGCCGAACACTGCCGCCACGAAGTCGAAGACCCACTGGTCAGCGCACTCGCCGAACGTCGGCCGGCCCGGCAGGTCAACAACCCGCAGTTCCTTGAAGATCGCCAGCGCCCGTTCAGCCTCGCTGGCGAAGATCGGCGCCGGGATGATGGACCGGCCAGCCTTCAAACGGTCAGCCCAGTCGGGGCACGCCGTCGACCATCCGGGCCTGGCGCCCATCAGACCTTCTTGCCGCCGACGGCCGCCAGCTTAGGCGGCGGTGCGGCCGAAAACTTGCCGGCGCCAGCCGTCTTCCTGGCTGCCTCGTCAGCCGCGTCCTTCTTTCCGCCGTCGCCGCGCTTGGTGTGCGTGTACTGCACCGCAGCAATGGCGGCCCGAACCTGCAGGCCGGTCGCCATCACCTTGCCGAGCGCCACCGCTTGCAGCAGCTCCAGCATGTTCATCTTGGAGATGTCGGCCGGCGCCTCCCCTGCCGGCTCTGCCGGAGGCGGATTTGCTGATTCGGCAGGCTTGGCCTTTGGCTTGCGCCCAGCCCCTGGCCGCTTGCCGCCAGAGTTCGGCCGCGCGCCGCCGCTTTTGCCCTTCACACCTGCCATTTGCTGATTCCCAGGTAGAAGGGGGACGATTTTCCGTGCGTGGGACCGAGGCGCGTTTCCGCCGATCCGCCGCTTGAGGATTTCGCCCCCATACCCCCCGCCGCCGCGTCAGGCGGGCCCAGGCTGCACGCGCCGCGCGCCGTCGGGCTCGGCCATGCACTGGAATCTGCCCCGATCCTGGGGCTTTCTACGGGCTCGGCTGGCGGGCCGGTTCGGGGGTCTGTTCGGGTGGCCGGCGGCGCCGGTTCGGGCCTGGCCGAGCTGCTCGAGCTGGCCGCGGCGCTCCGTCAGCGCTCGAGCGGCGCCGGCTGCCAGGGCTGCCAGGGCTGGCCGGACAGCCGCGCCGCCTCCTCTGCCCTGGTCTTTGCCTGGTGGTGGGGCTTGCACGTGGTGCGCAGGTTGCCATCGGCATCGGTGCCACCTGCCCACAGCGGGCGGAAGTGGTCAACCTCGGCGCCTGGTGTCAGGTGGCCGAAGGGCTGGCAGTAGCGGCACAACCCACCATCGCGCCGCATGATGCGCGCGCAGGTCTTCTGCCAGCTGCTGCCCCTGGTGCGCTCGCTGGTGGTGGTGGCCAGCCTGGCCGGCCCGGGCTTGAGCGTGGCCAGCTGGCGGCGCAGCATGGCGACCATGGTGGCACCTGGTGGGGATGGTGGGGGGG